CAGCTATTACTGTTACCAATTGTGTGATAGGTATCTTTGTCATTTCTTCAAACGCAACTGCATATGCAGCTTCCTGCATAAAGTAATTACCTATCCACTTTCTTTCTTTACGTTTATTAGCAGTCTTGAAATCTATAATAGCTGGCTTGCCTTTAAACATTCCTATACAATCAACTCGACCTGCAACCTTAAGGTAGTCACTATATAAAGGGCACTCGATTGCATATACATCTTCAAGATATGTATCAAGTATAGGTTTTATTTGCTTAAACATAAACAGTTCAACAGGATTAATCTCTGAAAAATCAAGATCAACATTATTAACATAATCTTCACATATCTTATGAACTTTGGTTCCTCTAGCAGACGCTTGAGATGAAACTTTATTTGCTTCCTTCTCACCTACTCTTTTGCGCCACTCTTGGATACCCTTAGCTGTTGATAATCCAGTAACTGTTGTCACCGAAGGATACTTATTACCCTCTGGTGTAACGTAATGTCTTTTACCATTGATGGTCTCGGTTTCAAGATCATCAAATTCAATTAGAGAATGCTTAAACATAACCTAATTCTGTTTTACTAATTATATAATCTTTCACAATATCTGATCTCACAATATCATTAATACCAAATTCAAAGCGTTTAAACTTCTTAACACTATTTAGTACTTCAAGAAACTGTTGTAAACCTTTCTTCTCTTGTACAAGAGTAAGATCAGATTGTCTATAATCACCACAAAGAATTATTCTACAATTTTTACCAACACGTGTAATCAAACTATCTAGTTCATGAAAACTCATATTGTTTATTTCATCAACAAGAAGAATGCAATTGTTAAATGTTGTTCCTCTAATGAAGCTAGTGGTTAAAAACTCTACAAGATTCTTATTTTTAAGTACTTCATATGCATCGCCTCTATTGAATAGCTCAGTAGCTATCTGTTTATAAGGTTCCTCATACACCTGGGCTTTCTGTTTCCAGTTCCCTGGTAAGAAGCCCATGTCTCTGGTTGGAACAACAGACCTTACAATATACAGCTTATTGTATAGTTCGTGCCCACCAGTAATATCTTGCAGTGAGAGATAAATTGATAAGAAGGTCTTGCCTGTTCCAGCAACACCATGAAGGACTAAATTATATTCGTCATCATATGCATCGATGACTCCGTTTTGTGTATCTGTAAGATCATAATGACGAGTAACATCTATCATTGAGAACTTAGAAGGATTAATACGGTTCTTAATATCAATTACCCCTTCTTCTCGGAGGATTCTTTTTTGTCTTTTTGTGAGCCTATTCTGCCGGGCCACTATACTTTGATCTTTTCTCCACGTCCAGACCCCTTTTTAATTGTCTTTAGCATATCTTTCCATCCATCATCTGTATGTCTTCCAATACCACCAATACCACTAATAATATTTGGTGTTGAAAATTCTTTTTTCAGATGAGGGTTGTCTTTTAGATGTGCTTGTAATTCATCCCACGACATATGGACTTCATAGGATTCATCTGTTTTGGTATTTGTAAGTGTGTAATATGGCACTATTCTTCCTCTAGTTCAAGAAGATAATTTATGTCCTTTGACTTTAGAGCGTTCTTTAATCGTCTTTGTTTCTTTCGGTTTCTGTCTCTTTGTACCTGCTTCTTTGTATCAATATTTTCGTCTTCAAACTCATCATATTCATATTGATTCTTTTTACGGGTCATCGTCATCCTCATGAAACTTGTATTTGCGGAAAGGCTGATTGCACAACAGTCTTACTGACACCTTTAATTAATCTTTTCTTCATTTCTAAAACTAACTTAGCATCCTGTGGTGCAATTGTTTCGAGAAGCTGAATAAAAACAACTTCACGTTTTGCTGGTGGTACATTTTCAAGAATATTACCATCAACAGAAATAAAATACTTCATCATTCTCATTTTACCAAACAAGGCACCTTCAAGATCAGTACCTGATCCATTTTCATCTGTACCTTCTGCTGGTACATAAGGAGGATTGCCTTCTGGTAAAAGCCATTGAATTGATGGGTTGTATGTTAATTGTAACATATCAATAAGCTGGGTTGATTCGTTATCTTTTAGAATCTGAGCTTTAATTTTTACGTTTTTTGATTTCCGACATTCGTCGACTATCTCATACAATGCTTTTGTATAAGCCATTAGAATTCACCTATATGTTCAATTAAATTTTTTAGTTTCTTGTCAATAAAATATCCAAACATCTTATCTCTTGTCTTAGTATTTTCCTCTTCGTATGCATTCTTAACCTTGACACGAATCTGTGCTGGTATTAATGAGAGGTCAACTAATCGTCTGTTCCTGTTCCAGTTAGCTCTATAATGTTCCAAACCATTCTCAACATCTTCTATATTCATCTCAACAATTGTATTTAGAAGTTTAGATCTTAGAGGCTTTTGTCTACCATTTATAAAGCAGTCATCCTTCGAAAGGATATTAGGAATACCATCACCTCTGTCACCTTTTGCAATATGTTCCTTGAGATACAAATCTGGATTGTCATGTTTGACAAATCTTTTCCGAACAGGATCGTATTGATTGACATTAGCATATGCATGCAGCTGAATAAAGTCCTTATCGCCTGACAGAATTAGAATGGGTTGCGAATAACCATTAACAAGCTCTGCGCCTTCAATATCATGGACAATCGTTCCAATAATATCATCAGCTTCAGCTGTTTCAATTTGGATAACTTTGTATGGAAATATTTCTTTGAGATCTTCTCTAATTCCATTCAACGTTTTAAAGATAGAAGACCAATCAAGCTCAGACTTATTTCTATATTGCTTTCGATTGGCTTTGTAATATGGAAAAGTCTTCTTGCGCCAATAGTTCTTATCGTCACAACAGATAACCATCTCACCATATTCTTTGAAAAATTTTGATCTGTTAGCTCTTAGTGTGTTAAGGACCATGTGTCTTACAAGGGCCTCATCTATTTCTACATTTGTATGGTTACCAATCTGAGCCATAAGATTGGATATCATAACTTGATTCAAGTCCACGAGAATCATAATAAACTCCAGGTTTAGTCAGTCTTCAGTATCAATGAAATCCACGTTGAAGTCAATGTCTGAATCCTTAAGATTTATAATATTTTCTGCAAATTCCTGTAAGGGGTGCTTTTCGTTTTGCGATCTCATTAAGGCTGACTTTATAGCTTCGCTGATTAAGACCAAATCGTATTTGATATCTTCTTGTTGATGTAAATCAAATCCATGTGATTCCATTGTTCTGAAAACATCAAAGGCAAAATCAACTGAATGCTGGGTGATAAATTTATGCCTAATATGCTGTGCGTGTGCCTTCAACTCATCTTCATTTTGTGGTGGGCGTGTTTTATGAGATTTAGGAAAACTTACAACATTAGACATATGTGATCCTTTTTAGATACTGTTGTATCTATTTAGGTTTCTTTTTTCGCCGTCTTTTCTTTTCGACAGGCTTTTCCTCAACCTTAGGTAAGTCGTAATACTCATCATGCATTTCCTGAGACCATATACCAACATCAGGATATACTACTCCAACTTCACGCTTAATCATACCTTTGTACGGATCAGCAGGATGCCAGTGATATGCAGGAACACGAACGATCTTAGTGATCTTGCCTTCCATATGCTCACCATATCTAAGATCCAACCACACACCTGTACGTAAGTATGCCTGTAGATTTTGAACATAGCAATCAAGGACATTGACTTCATTATTAATCTTTTTGTCTTTAGGATTAAGTTTCAAACTCTGCTTAGCTGATGCTAGCTTCTCTTTGTTTGTCTTAATCCATCTTCGAACAGAAGTAAGATTAACAATACTATCATTATCTCTTGGTACATCAGGATGTACACTAGAATGTTTAGGTTCTGGCTTAGCTGCACGAGCTTTAGCCAAACGCTCTCGGCGTTCGGCTTTCTGCTCTTCTGTGAGAGGCTTCCTCCGCTTACGAGTCTTCTGTACCATCAGACCGGTCTAAGGTTTGTGTCCAATGCCAGAATTCAGACTTAGCTTCTTCTGGTGTAAATCCAAATGCTTGTTCTAACATCTTAGGGCCTTCCATCATATTATGTTTTCCAGCCTTCTGCATGTCAGACAAAAACTTATGTACTGTTACGTCTTTCATGTTTCCTCACAAAATAGTACTAATTGCTGCGACTGCTGTCATAACAGCAGGCGTAAGTATATATGCTAACAAAGCAATGCCGGCTATTTCTAATCCAGTCATTTGATTACAACCTTTCCATTTTCATAACAAAATTGCTTGCCATCATCCAAAGCAGCTGAAGGTCTGCAATGATCGGTTTCCCATTTGAATCCTTCACGCATAGTCTTCAGCTTCTTCAAATTCTCTTCGTGGTTTGGACTTTTGATGTATATAACATTATTTTCAACACTCTTGCATTGAATCATCTTACAAAAGATTGAACCACCAACAATACTAACAAG